AAAGGCGGATATTTGTAGGCGGAAACTGTCGCGCTTTCGGCTTTGGCCTGGGTAAGCGTTCCGCCGACGGGAATAGCCGCGCCGAGGGTCGTTCCTACGGTTATGGTGTCGAATGTGGCCGGGGTGGTGTCGATGGCTGTAATAGCGTAAGACTTGGCCCCGGTCTTGAACATCACGAAGTCGCCTACCTTGAAGTGATGGCCTTTTGCTACCTTATAGTCGGTAGCGGTGGCGGTGGCTGCTTCCACAACTTCGGCGGTTTTGACGAGGTGGTAAAAGCCCGCTTCGTCCGGCGCAATAATCGCACCTTCACGAAGGGGAACGCCGGGGATAAGGTCTGCAACGACTACGGTTACACCGTTAGGAATATCCGCCAAATTGTTGATACAGGCGTGGGCTGTGCGCTCGTCCTGTTTGCGTTGGTATCGCATAAATCCCATTTTCGTGTCGTTTTAGGGGGTTGTTAAATCTCCTTCCCGGTAAGGGTCGGACTTGCTGAACTCTGCTGCGAAGCGATGTAGTCTGCGACGCCCGCGCTAATACCGTCTTTGTTCACGGCTCCAAAGATGGGCTTTTCGTGGTTGCGCAGCTCGTTGTCGCTCTGCTCCTGTGCTAAGGCGTCGATGTCGCCCTGCATCTCGGTTAAGTAGCCGTTAAAGTCTTCGTCGTCCTTGAAGGTGGAAGCGGCGCGGTCGAAGCTGCGTAACAGCATATCGCGTTGCTTGCCTTCAATCTTGGCGGCGTCCAACTTCGCTACAAATTGTTCGCGGCGGGTGGCTGCGGTCTTTTCTGCGCGTAAGCCGTCGTAGCCTTCGCGGATGCTCTTGGTTTCCTCGCGTATAATGGCGCGGATAGCCTCGGCGGTCAATGCTCCACCCGTGGGCGGCGTTTCTTCTCCGGGCTTAGGGTCGCCGGGTGCTTCCTTCTCCTTGAAGTCGTACTTACGTCTAAGGCCGTCTTCGTGGGTCTTGTTGGCTTTGGCGATTTCGGCGTCGGTGGTTTTGCGCCAATCCGTTACGAACTTGCTAACTTTGTCGGCGGTAAGTTTACCTACGACTTCGTTCGCTTCTTCTTCGTTTGCTACCTGTACGCTGATGACAGCGGCCAACTGCTGCAAACCGTCTTTTCTCACGCCCGCAAACTTGCTTTGCAGTAGTGCTAAAATTGCTAATTGTAATTCGTCCATAAAAAATTTGTAGGGTTACTTAATCAATGGCAAAGTTAGCGTATTACTTTAATACGTGTTCAATTATAAGAAGGCAAACACTTCGCCGAAACTTCCTACGGCTTCCGCGCTTGCCATACACTTTGTTAGGATTTAATGTGCGAATTGTGAAAAATTTGGCGTAACTTTGTAGCGTAGTCCGGGGAAAAATCCGGCTACTATCGAAGAAGCGATAGGTTCTTAGTATTTGAAAATCGCCAAATTACCAAATTACGAAGAATGAACCTAAGCGCGTAGCGTCGTATATCCCTACCACGATATACAGACTAAGCGCGGCTATACGGTTTGTTTTCGTTAGGCGTTTGGCGATGCCGCAAATACTCAAACCTATATAGTCCGCGCTTTTTCGTGCGTATAACCCGGCTACTTCGGGCGGTGGCTACAAAGTTACTAATTTTATGAAGAAGTTGCTTTTATTGCTCTGCCTTTTGCTCCCGGTGCTGGGTTTGGCACAGGAGCGCGGAACGCTTGACTACCTCGACGCCCGCCCCTACTTTGGGGAAATAGCGTTAGGCGATTCCATCACTAAAAACCTTCGCAAGCTGCACCTGTTAGAAGAAAAAGCCGAAAAGGGCGGCTTCCGTTGTGAAGTTACCGAGAAAGGGAAGGACTGTTATAAAATCGGCGGTCATTCTCCATTGGCTATCTATGTGGACGTTGTGGACTATAAAATTAAAAATATCTTGGTCTATTTCCTTATTGGAAATGGCGAAGAATTGGACGTAGTAAAAGCACTAATGGAGGACTTTGGCGAATGGGCGCAAAATGACAATGGCTTTAATTGGTACGGTAAAAAGGTAAATGTTCTGTCGCATTACTCGGACGACTTAAAAACCTTTTACGTTTTCTTTAACGACGCTAAACAGCCTTAATATGGAAGCCTTTTTATTGTGGATAGCCGCTGTCCTTCTTGGCGGATCCTTTCTGTTTATAGCGGTCGCCCTGCTGACAAAGCCCCGTCGTATGAAGAAGAAGGCACAACGGGAAGCCGAAGCGCGGGCGAAGGAATTAGCCGACATCTACGGGCGTGTCGCTTGCACCCGCGTAAGATTGGGCGGTCTTGAACGGGCTACGCGAATACTTGAAGAAGCCCGGAAGAAGGACGACGTACCAAAGTAATACGTTTGAGTATTTTTTGCTATTGACTTTTTCGGTTGGTAACAATTAGTTACGTCCGTTCCACGTTATACGCTTACGGCTGTAACTCCGTGGGTATCGTATTCCCGTCCGGCGGTCGGGGCGGATTTGGAAGCCCCGCGTTATTGTGCTAACTTTGTGGCGAATAAATAACACTTTGCCACAATGGAAGAAAAACAATTAACCCCCGCCGAAGCGTTCTTTATGAAGAAGGCGGAATTTGAACACAACATAACGGAAGCCGTTAAGAACTTCGCCGGGTCGTATGCCACGGACGTAAAAATAGCGGTTGCCGTTGAAGTACAGCCCGCCCTTGCTAATTCCGGCGACGTCGTGGACTGTCGTATTAAAGGAGTTGAAATTGAAGCCAAATATAAACAAAATGCCTAAGCCCTTAGCCCCCGCCTTCCAACCGCTACCGTTCCCGTATTCCCCGGTACTCCGGGACGCAATGGCGGAAGTTTCCCGTTCCGTCGAGCCTATGCTTGACGACTTGGTAGCGCGCTACGCTCCCACCAATGAAGGGCGCGTTACTATTGCCCTGTGCGACGTTAAGAACTCCCACGGACGCGCCCGGCGTGATGCACTACGTAGACTTGACCGGGTTGTTACTGAACTATTCCCACCCGTCGAAGGTGCGCCGCTTCCTTCCGAGGAACTGAACGGGAAGCCGGACGTTTTAGCCGGGGCCGCCTGTATCGGCTACGACTTCCACCCCGAAAGCAATACCTTCGGAATAGGTTTTATTCCTTCGGGCTATGCTCCGTTTAACTCCAAATAACAAAGGCTATGAAAATACCGCGTATCAATACCACGAAGGGCAAACAGCCTGTTACCGTCGTTCCCGATAACGTCCTTGTCGAAGGCTTCCTTAATTCCGACGCCCCGGCGGAAGATATAGACGTCGTGCGGCTTCTTGAATATGCCGAACCGGACGCCGAAAAGAACGGGGCTATTCTCCGGCAATGCTTGGAAGGAAAAGCCCGGCTTCTTCCTGTCTATCCCGGCATAGGAGAAAAAGAACCCACGGGCGCGAAGCTCGTAGGTTCTATTATGGACGGCGGCTTATACCTCGTTCCTACTATTTAAGACTTCTAATAAACGCTATCATTTCCGCGTATTCCGTAGGTAAATACTTTTGGAATACGCGGTTTCCTATAAATGCGTTTTCAAAGCAATGGGCGAGGTATTCCGCTTCGCTTTTTCCGGCTCCCTTGAAGTATGAGGTAGAATGGCCCCAACCCACGGAAATAATAAGGCTTTTTAGCGTGTCTTGAACGGCGGCTATTTGTTCTATAACGTCGTGCTTCGTTATACCCCGTTTCGTAAACGTAGCGTCATCCATGCTGTATATTTTCCTATAAAGTCGGTCTAATCGTTCGGAAAGTACCTTAGCCTTCATTAACTTGGTCTTTTTCGTTTCCGTTACGAACTCCTTTTTATCCGGGTCCCATTTACGTTTAGTTACCGTCGTTTCCACCTTTTCACGAAGCCGGGCTATTTGTTTGTCGCGGAGGTCTTTTACTTCCTTGCTGTGCCTTAATCCTCGTTGGTAGTCTATGCCGTGGCCGAACTCATGGTAAATAAGGGCGCGTCGGTAATATGGACTTTGCGAGCTGCGCGTTCCGCCCATATCCAATACCACGCCTTTTAACGCGCTGTGGTAACTATCGTTTCCGTTTTTCTTGTGTATGGTTAGCGGTATCGGCTTCTTCGGGTCTATCAAGTCGAAGAACTCCCGGCTATATTCGTAGTCGTCGCCACGAAGCCACTTGCCGCCCTTCTGCAACTCAGTAGGCATATTCGCGGAATAGCTGCCCTTCTTCGCTTTTGCGGCTGACAACTTGCCCGGAAGCGATGCAAAGAAGGCTTTTAGGCGGCTAATGCAGTCGCCGTAATAGTTGGTCGTCCTTATCTCGTTGGCGGTAAGGGCGTCTTTAATTTCCTTCACTATGTCCGGGAACCCTACGGCTTTGTCGGCGAAGTCGTCCACTTCGCTACGGGCGGCTAACCATTCCGACATCCTGTTTAGTCGTTCCTCTTGAAGCCGTTTTACTTCGGCGTTTAGTCCGGCGCGGTCGCCCGCTGTCCTCAATGGATCCAACCGCGAAACGTCCAACCCGAACGAATAGGCCCACTTCTTAAAATTGGCTATCTCGCTGTCGAACTCGGTACAGGGTTCGGGCGGCTTCGCCGTGGTGCCTGGCATTTGTGCCTTCTGCGGAATGGTCGGAAGAAGCCCGCCGGAAATAACGCCCTTCTTGAAGTTGTCGCGTATGTAGTACGGCATCGACTTCCAACCCTTAGCGCGTTCCGCTATCGCGTCAATATGGGAACGGAATGCGGCGGGTACGTCGCGGACGGTGCGCCGGGAAGGAAGGCTTTTATAGGTCTTCCCGCGAACTATCGCCTTCAATCGGTTGGCGCGGTCGTCGTTGTATTCGTCGTAATCGGACATAATAGGCACGACGACGCAGCGGCATTGTGGGTGCCAGCCCAAAAATTTGAAGGTCTTAGGGTAGTCGCCCGCCAACTCGTCGCAAATGTCGGTAAGCGGTACTTTCTTCCCCTTGCTGTCGGTCGTCGTGTGGTTGTTACTCAACATCACGCGGAAGCCTACGACAAAATCAAGTTGTTGCCATCGTAGGTATTCGGCTTCGCGGTATGCCATATTTACCTCGGTTCGTGCCAAACGCTCGGCGTTCTTGGCGGAACTCCTGTAAACGCCTTGTCCGGGGTGGTACATCGACGCCGCCTTACTTAGCCGAAGGTTGCCGCCCTTGTCGCGGACGCGCCTAAATAGTTTGTCCGGGTTCTGCAAGTATTGGCGAAGGTCGCGGGATAGCTGCCCCGCGCTGCGTCCTTCTCCTACAGCGACGTCTATACCCAATTCTAACGCCGTCTTAAATTCTTCCGTGTATTTCCATACGCGCTGACTAAGCCCCAATCCGCCGGCCTTGCGCTGTTGGAAGGCTTGTAAGGCTTCTAAGTTCCGGGCCTGGTATTGGGCGGCTTCTTCCGGGCTTAGGCGTGAAGTGCGAAGAATGGAACTTAGGAACGTGTCGCTTTTGTCGCAGGCCGCTTGCCACTCCGTCCGCGTTCCTGTTTCTATCACGGCTTCCACTCTTTTAGCCAAACGGTTTAATATCCCCTGCGCCTGTCTTCGTGTCGCCGGGAAGTCGTCGAAACTGAAAACGCCATCTTCGGGTATGGTTATTCGTCCGGCTGCGGCGGCTATCTCGTCGCAAGCGGTGTTATACAGTCGTTCCACTTGACGGGCGTAGCGCGTCGTCCGGGCGTAGTGTGCCGCGTCGAAGCCCCGAAGTCGGACTATAAGGCGGTTTTCGGTATAATCGGGCATAAAGTTATTTTTGTTAAATTTCGCGTCTAAGCGCGAGAAGCGCGTTAGGTTATAGTTTCCTTAGTTGGAGCGGTTTAACGCGCTTAGACGCGCCCTAATCGTATTATATTGATACGACATTCGGCAAAAAAGGGTTAAACGGTCGGTTCGCCCTCGTAATAGGTGTTTGCGCGGGCTTCTTCTTCCTGTATCTCGGCTATTTCAGCGTCCGGGTCTTCCGCCCAACCCAAACGGCGGACGGTGGCTTTTTGACTTGCAACGGGCTTTTGTCCGTTGGCGGCTTGAAGCATATTTATTTTCGCCTGTTCGTCCTCAATAATGTAGGGCGTTATCCGGGGCGAAACGATAAGACGGCGGGCCGCTTCCTTGTTCTTGACGTTGGCAGCTCCGAGGTAGGCTAACAAAATGTTGGCGCGTCGGGTTAGGTAGTCGTCGAATACCTCCATTTTGTCCTGTACTTTTAAGTGTGCGTCCATAAATAGAAGTTGAAGGGCTACGCCGCTAATTGCGCCTATGCCCTTGACGCTCTCAAAGGAAATGTCAGGCGTTTGGGTAATGGCATATATGAGCCGGAGAAGCGTGTCTATTTCCAACTTCACGCTTTCGGGGGCTTGGTTCCATGATAAGTAGGTAGCCTTCGCGCCTTCCTCGCCTTCTATAATGGCCCCGGCTTCTCCCTTCCTTGCGAAGCCTAATATTTTGCCTTCTACAAAGATTTTCGGCGAAGCGTGGTAGTCGTTGGTATCGGCGAAGTTGGAAAGTAACTTTTCCAATCGGTCTATAAGGCTTTGTACGTCTTCCCACTCTACAGCGGGTTGGCACCCGTAAACGACGGGAATTTTACCTATTTTCAATTCTTTGGGGTAGCCCTCGACTAACTCCCAGTTCTTGGCTTCCGTTCCTGTCGGGCCTTCCGCCGTCCATCGGTAGTGCGCGTCCTTCGTGTAGGTTTCAAAGTACGTCCGGGTTGTAAGGTCGTCCGCCTTCTTCACGAACTCACGGGAGAAGGCTATAAGGTCGCGGGCATCGTCGAAGTACGGGTAAAGTTTATCCCCGAACATCGGGCTAAACAGGGCTACGCGGAACTTCTTTTTAGTCGGGAAGCCATAAAGGGTGTGTTCCTCGTCGGTTTCTACCGGGTACCAATATTCCGCCACTTCGGTACTACTGAAAAGGCTACGGGCTACGCGGCGGTTAAGGGTCTTTTCCTTAACGTCGTGGAATACTCGCTTAAGGGCAGCAAGTATGGCCTTTTCGTCGGAGCCTTCCGGGGTCGCGTCGTAGGCTACGGGGTTGCCGAAAGTAAAGGCGACGGCGCGTTTTACTATCAACTTTTGAAGGGCTAAGGCGATGCGGGCTACGGGTTCAATTCTAAACCCGCTTTCGGTCGTCATCTCGGCGTTTACGTTGATGTTCTTTACTTCGCCGTATTCTTCGCTATTCTTGTCGGTTACTACGATTTTGTCCGGGCGTTTCCGGGGGTCGTTAATGTCGTGCAGCTTCGGGTTATACTGCGCGTTGTACTGTTCCGAATTGGGAAGGGTCGTAAGTCGTCCGTTCCTCAGTTCGTTAATGGCGGCGGCGTGGTCGCCTGTCTTTAGAAGTTCGTCTATTAGGGGCATAGTCGTTGTTATTGTTTAGTTAAACATTCTTTTCAATTTCGTTATATTGGTCTTCCCGTCGGGTCGCTTCTCCACGGTTCCGGTTAAAGCGTCCGGCGCGTCGTCGTGGGCGTTAACCCCTTGTTTCTTATATTTGGTTATTGCTTGGTGGAACTTTGGAAATAGGTGCGCCCAATTCTTCGGGAAGTGCGTTAAGTTCTGCACTTCGGCGGAATGGTTGAAGATACGAACGTCCTTATTCTCGTCTTGGTGGAACCAGCGTATTACCGTCTTCCTGTTTCCCAATATCCGGCAGTTGTCTTCAACCTTACGGGCGAAGCCGCGCCCGCCGTTGTTGCTCTCTATAATCGCTTCTTCTACCTCCCACTTCGTAAGGATCCGCGCCGTTTCCGGCTCGGTTGTTTCCATAGCGGCCTGGGTGTAGTACACGTCTAAAATGAAGTTGCCTATTTCCGTTTCAACATAGACAATGCAACAAAGGAAGTCTTTGCCCGTGTCGGCTGTATCGACGTAGGCTTTTACTTTGCGGTGTTTCGTAACGGGTAATACTTCGTAGGTCTTAAACTCGCGTTCGTACATCAGCCCCACAAGCGGGCGCGGGTTCTGCATATACTGTGTTTCAAATACCCACGGGGCTTTATCCTCTAATTCGTGAAGTTCTGCTAAGGTGTGCTTAAAAGGCCATAGGGGCTGTTCGTTCCCTCGGTCGTCCACCTCAATAACGGGAAGGCTTAAAACTGTCCATTCGTCCGGCTCCAACTTTTGAAGGTAGCCGCAAAGGTCGTCTTCGT